CGATAGTTCCGCATCACCAATATATAACCAACCAAGCAGCCTACCATACTTACCAACCCCACCTTTAAGTTCAGTGCGTATAGTGAGTTCATCATCTCCATCAATTGCTCCCTCCAATTTTTCTTTCAACCAGTTAGTGGCATCTATTCCCAGTGCCTTCTCTTCCAGATCTCTTGTTCTTTTCTCTGGCGTATCAACTCCTGCAACTCTAACTCTTTCTTTCTTGTATAAATCAAACCCAAGATCAATGGTGACATCAATAGTATCCCCGTCAAGAACACGATTAATCTCCGTCACCCGAAAGTTGTAGCAGCTCTTTCTGCTCGGTGGAACCATTGCTCCCATTGTTAAACTCCATAAGTGCACTATTTATAGCGTCAGTAGGGTCAGTCATTTTTTTCTCTCTTTCTCCTGCTTTAATATATTCAATTGCATCATAAACATATTGCCATTGACTCTCTTCAATTTCTAATTCAAATGCGTGTGCAGGATCATCCGTTATTGGTGCAGTACCACACATCGTTAGAAAAAATATTGGAATTATTGCTAACTTACTCATCCTTTTTTAAAACGACCACTGGTGCGATCACCCTATGAAACTCACGAAAGTATTCCATTCTATCTTTTGCATACTCACGGGGTTTTTCTTTTTTAGTCATTGGGGAAAAAATGATCGTATCTCAGTATATAGTATATCACAATTGACACAGAAATCAATAGTATAAAAATCATAATATTTACACTATGAACTACTTCCATTATGCAATCATCAACATTGCTTTTCTTAACTCTCTTGAATGATCTAATTCATCCTGTGCAATCTCTGCAATCTTTGTATCTTCTGGATGCCATGCACTATATTTAACGTATGTTTCATATGCATGCTTTTCAATCTTCATGTTAATATCATAAGCGTTAATAGGATTGATAAGATAGTAAGCAACCATGATCCAATAATAAAGAAGAACAAGATGCTTGGCAAAGAACCTGTCGATCCAATACTTATTGCCTTCCCTAAGTTCCATTTCTTCAAGATGTTCTGTTTCATTGAGTGCCTGATAGAAATGTTCTTTCATTAAGTATATGTGATCCTCTCCTCGAAGTCCAAGAGATTCACGAAAGTGTAACACACTGATAAATGAGAAGTAGGGTGCTCTTGCAATAACTTCTAATACCCAAAATCTTTGAAACTCTCTACCTCTGTAGAGAAAGTCTAAGATGTAAATTGTGGTGTCTAACACCCATGTATTAAATTGTTTCATACCCATGCATAATTAATAGAAGTAAAAACTGCTATACAGATTACTCCAAATAAAACAGTTGTTGATTTAATTGGTAAGTCTTTCATAATGCCTCTTTTTCTCTATAAGTATTTATACTTATAGGATTGCTTTCATGATAAAGTCCTTAGATAAGTATGGGTCTCCAAACATATCTAATTGTAAATCATCAACATCTACGAAGATATCGTCTTCCGCTTCCTTTCGACAATGCTGCCAGTAATATGTTCTATCTTCTCTTCGATATAGGTACGAAGTGTTGTGTGAATCAAGGGTGAACATGGCAATGCATTTTTGTTTGTGTTGCCAACATGGATCGAGTGCTCTCTTTTCATATTCAGTCACGCTGTCTCCAGTCATCTGATCTATCATTCTTAAACCAATCTGCTATATCATCTGCTCCTCTGAAACCCCTTTTATGTTTCCTTGGATCGGAGTCTCCTATATCCAAGTACTTAAGAAAAGTTGAATCATCATCAGTTTTTAATCTTCTTGCTGAACTTAACATGCCTCTTGCAGATGTATTTGCTTTTGATAATTTCTCTGCCCATATCATGTCTTCTAAACTTACTTCTTGTCCTGCTGCGATTGCTTTGCAGATGCCTTCAAGTCGAAGACGATATTGTGTTGATAGCATAAAAGTATTGTAATTACTTTTATTTAATCACAAATTTTTTAGGGTTTCAAGTAATGTCATGTTACCATGATAATAACCCATTATATCAATGATAAGTATACCTAATAACATGATACCCAGTGCTATTAACTCTGGATGAGATTTATCTTCCTCAACATGAGGGGGAAGTATTTCTTTAAATCTATTGGTCATTGCCAATATTCATCTAGTATAGCAAAAGTTTTGTTGAGATATTCATTTGCTCCATTACATTCCCATTCACCCTTCTCTCCAATCTCACACTTGTAGTGCAATTCTCTTTTGAGTTTCATAAGTCTGTCTGTCATCGCAACTTTATCTAATCTTCCATTCATCTTAATCCTCCAACAAACAGTATTCACAAGAAAGAGGACTTGCTTTCATATCAGGCAAGTCCTCTTTTGCTTGTTTTATTGCGGTATATGCGTCCTCTGCGTACTCGCAGATTTCGTAATGATTGTTTTGTAGGTCGTGATAACCAATTACGTAATGGGACATGATCTTTCAACTCCAGTACACTAATATTTAGTATAACAGGGACATATTTTTACGCAATTATGTGTCCGTTTACACACTAATAATTAACAATCTTTGTTTAGATCTTCTGCCATTTGACCACCAATCTCAGCACCTTGATTGCCTGAGAACATAGTTACCCAACCAGCAGCAACCCAACCAACAAAGGGAATATTAGACAGAGCAGGAGCAGCACTAGCACCAATACTTGAACCGACGAGTCTTCCTGTTCCTTCTGCACCTCCGATTGCTTTGATGCATGCTTCGGATTTTCCGTCTGCGATTGTTGTTGATGAACTATGCGGTCTTGTGTGAACTGAACCGTCCATCGTGTATTGTTCGATGGTTTTAACTTTGTTATTAGCCAATCCAAGAAAGCCACCCTTAGTGTTACTATCCCGTTCCACATGCATCACTAGAGGATCGTTTGCACGATATTTAATTCTATATCCTTCTTTTCCAACCTCTGCTTCGTATGCTGTATAAGGTCCTACTGGCACATTAATACTTGGTAATTTACTCTCACGATTTATGAGAGTTCCAATCATTCCAAGATAAGAGAGTCCAACAACTCCACCCAATCCAAGTGCAAATAACTTAGACCATTTCACCTCTTTCTTTTCCATTATGCCTTTTTGTTAGGAGTAGGAGCAAGTACCATAGGTGCTTGTTCGATACGAATGGTTTGTGCAGGTGCAGTATTAGCTGCTTTCTCAATGAGTTTTTCCATGTCTGCTTTTGATATAGGTGGTGTTTGTTTTGCAGCTGCACCCTTATCTTTGTTCTTTGCAGTTTGGATTCCAAAACTAGCTAGGACTCCTGTGAAGACACTCGCTATGAAAGTTGGATCAATGTTTTTCTGAGGGAAGTTAGGAATTGAAACATAATTCAATGTCAATATTCCACCACTCCAGATTAAGATACCCAAGCGCACAAAAGTGGAGAAGATTTCCATCTGCTCCTCTTTGTCCTCTGCGAGTTCTTTTAACTTACCGAGTGGTCCTACCTTTTTAGGTGCTTCCTTTTTTACTTCTTCAGCCATAAAAATTAAGACGACTATTTATATATAGTAATCTTAACTTTATATTAACTAAAAAGGTGATAAAGGTCCTGTTGCAGGTAGATCTGGTGTAGGTGCATCAGGAGATGCCATAGGATTACCACCAAGATCTGGTATGTCTAATGCTCCACCAAGTGCTCCAGTGCCGAGATTTGAAAGTCCACCAGGTAGAACTGATTCCATTACTTTGCTTTTGATGTTGTCGATAATCGCATCCTTACGTATGAATACGTAACCAGCAGCACCAACAACGGTGAGAGATACAACACCACTTGCAATAGCGATTCCATTTACAATTTTCTGTAACATGATTATTTAATCAATAAACTATATGTCATACTCGCCTCCTTCCCCAATATAGGCAAGAGAGATAATTTCTTCGTCTAGATCTTTGTTATTTGCATTAATCCACTCATCAAATTCTTGACGAAGTGCATCACCATTCACAACCTCTTCAAAATCACCACGAGAGCAAAGTTCACACACTCGGTCAAGTGACCAATAATATGTTTCATTCACTGTTTGTTTCAAAGTTGCCATAATCTTTACGCATATAACGTCCGAGTATGTTGCTATTATAGTACATTGGCGTCCCATCGTCAAGTGCCTCTGTTAGGACATTATGAAGAAACAGTTGTTTTGTCTCTTCGTAGTTTACTTTTCCGAGGGTTGTGTGGAGGGAGAGGATTTCTCTTCTGAAAGAACCTCTACCAAGGCTTCTAATATCTTGTTTAAGGTCGTCAGAGCTTCCGTAATATCGCTTCCAGTCTGACTCGCTTGTGACTCTTCTCTTTCCTCCTCTGGGCTTTCTCTTCTGGTAGAAATACTTCCTTCCGATGTAGGACTTCTGAGTGGTGGTATTGGTGATGCGATAGACGAACCCATAATAGTCCCCGATATCATCAGAGGTAAAAGGAGCACCTTCGTAAATCCAAGGGTTTTCATAATCAACTTCCATCCTATAAGAATTATCTTTTTTATATAGACAACTATTCTAACCATACAATCTTTTTATCTTCTAATTTAATATTAAATGAAGCAGATATACGATCTTCATTAGATAAATTTTTCTTTACTTCATGTTGTAAATGAGAAGGAAAAATTATCATTCTTCCTTCTATTGGAGGAAACCAATAATTATGATGATAATTATTATTGTCTTTAAAGTCTTGTGTATATGATTCTACTTCTTGAAATGATTCAAATAATGATGGTGAATAAAATACAATATTACCAGATTCTTTAGGACATTTAATCCATAAAACACCAGATAAATCACAACCTGGATGACTATGTTGCACATTAAAAGAACCAGGAATATTAATATTAACCCAAGCTCTTATATAAATGTTTATATTTTTTTTCAATGGAGGTAATGATGTTATACAATCCATTAAAACACTATGCAATTTATCACTTTTATCATTAAGATGAAAATTGCTAGATTGCCATCCACCAACATTTGACCTGTTAGGAGTTTCTATCTCTTTACTTTTTAAAGTATAAGCATAATCTATTAAATCTTTTTGATAGAGTTTAAAATCTTTAATATCAAAAACATGTATTGGTACAGGGAATATATTTCCTGTATTATAACTTAAATCCACTAAAGGTATCCTTTTTCACATCCTGTTTAATACCACCGACAATGTAGGACTCTACCTCTGTCTCCTGTGGTGCCACTTGTAATCCTTTTGAACTAATCCAATGCTCTGTCCAAGGTAATGGATTGTTCCTCGCAGGTACATCATAGATTGGTTTGAATCCGATTGCTCTGATTCTACGGTTTGCAACCCACTCAACATACTGCTGTAGTAGTTTGTCATTTAGACCAATCATAGTTCCATCTTTGAAAAGATATTCTGCCCATCTTTTCTCCTCATCTACTGTATTTTTAAATGCTTGGATCAACCATTGCTCTTCTTCTTTTACAATGTCAACCATTTCTGGATCATCACCCTTTCTCCAATTATTTAAAATGTTTTGGGTGATAGCAAGATGTTGATTTTCATCTCTTGCGATGAGGGAGATGATCTTTGCACTTCCCTCCATAAGTTTAAGTTCACCAAATGCAAAGGAACAGGCAAAACTAACATAAAAACGAATACCTTCCAGAATATTGACATTAGCAACAGCACGATAAAGTTTTCTTTTTAATTCTTTTCTTTCAAGTTCAGAGTTGTAACTACCCTTCCAATCCTCTCTCCACCAATTGCTTTGATCATACTGATGTGCTGAATTTACAAACTTATCATAAGCACCAGTGACATTTGATGCACGTTCCAGTATCCGATCATCTTCAAGTATGGTATCAAATACTTCACTTGGATTTGAATACACATTCTTCATGATGTATGTGTATGAACGTGAATGAATCATTTCCATCATCTGCCATACATTCATACATGCTTCCAACTCAGGTAGGGAACAATAGGGTGCAAACGCCATGCCAGGTGCACGACCCTGTACAGAGTCAAGCATCACTTGATACTTCAAGTTAGATGTAAAGATGTGTTTTTGTTCTGGTCTTAGTGATTGATAGTCACCACGATCCTTCTGTAAGGATACCTCTTCTGGTCTCCAGAAATATCCTAGTTGTGATTTAGTTAAATTCTCAAATGCAGGATACTTATAAGAATCGTATCTCTGAACACCTAAAGGTGCACCAAAAAACATTGGTTGCTTTTTAGTGTCTACTTTCTCTGTATTAAATACAGTCATGGAATCAACCACTTTGTATCTCCTTGTAGAATTTGTTTTAAATTGCACAGCTTTCACAAGCCTCCTCCTGATCTGAGGACATGATATCCTCAATTAATGTGTCTAATTGGGTATTTGGTGTTTCAATATCACTTTCAACCTCATCTGTCTTAACATCGTAGGTGTTCTGATAGTAAGATGTTTTCCAACCGTACTTATATGTAGTTAAAAGATCTTGTGCCATTACACTTGTTGGAACTTCAGAACCTTCAAAGTGTTGTGGGTTGTAAGACCAGTTCCCAGAGATTGCTTGATCAAAAAATTTCTGCATTACTGCAACGATGTTGATGTATCCACGATTGTTCTCCATATCCCAAAGAAGGGTGTAAGAATTCTTCAAAGACCCATACTGCGGAACAATCTGCTTAAGAGGTCCTTTCTTTGATTTTTTAATGGACAAGTATCCTCTAGGAGGTTCAATTCCGTTTGTGGCATTTGACACAACGGAACTGCTCTCCGATGGCATCTGTGCGGACAGTGTTGAGTTCCTAACTCCGTGTTCCAAGACAAGTGCTCTAAGAGATTCCCAATCATATTTTAATTTGTTAGGAACGATCTCATCTATATCTTTTTTATAAGTATCAATCGGTAATATACCCTGTGCATATTTAGTACGATCAGAATATTCACATGCACCTTTTTCTTTTGCAAGGTTCACTGTGGACTTTATAAGATAATATTGGAATGCTTCTGTTAAATCATGTACCAATTCCCATGCTTTGGGATCATCATATTTTACACCTTGTTTGGCAAGATAGTGTGCAAGTCCAATGTATCCGACACCAAGTGAACGTCTTGCTCGTGTAGCGATCTCTGCTGCTTTGACGGGGTATCCTTGAAAATCAATGAGTTCATCAAGACTCCTAACACTAAGATCACAAAGAGTTTCAAGATCTTGAACATCCCTAATTTTTCCAATGTTAATAGCGCTAAGAATGCATAAAGCAATTTCACCATGTTCGTCATCAATATGTTGTACGGGTTTTGTTGGTAATGTAATCTCTTGACATAAGTTACTCATCTCAACTTTATCAGTAAATGATGAGTGTGAGTTACAATGGTCAATATTCATTATGTAAAGTCTACCAGTTTCTGCTCTTTCTTTCAAGAGGTCTAGTATGAGTTCTTGTGCACTTACACTAGTCTTTGGGATAGATTCATCATTTTCGTAAGTTTGATATAATTCATCAAATGATTCAGTCCCAAAACTTTCGTAAAGGTTAGGAACGTCGTGAGGAGAAAAGAGAGTAATCTTTCCATTATCAATAAAACGTTGATAAAATAAAGCACTCAATTGAATTGAGTAATCAAGTTTGCGAACTCGATTATCCTCTGTTCCTTTGTTGTTTTTTAGAACTATTATATCTCTTATTTCTTGGTGCCAGATTGGGAAGTGGACAGTTGCTGATCCACCACGGATGCCATTTTGAGTACAGCATCTGACAGTGCTTTCAAACTTTTTGAGGAACGGGACAACGCCTGTGTGTTGAACTTCACCACCCCTGATTTTAGCGTTGATCCCACGGATCCGACCTGCGTTGATACCAATCCCAGCCCTTTGTGCGACATAACGACCAATGGCCATATCACTACTAAAAATACTATCCAAGGTGTCGTCAATATCAACCAGAACGC